TCTCGATGTCGACCAGGCAGCAGACGTACTCGCCGTCAGGGATGGGTGCGAAATCGGAAATCTCGCTCACGTTTTGGAAATCAACCTTCGGCATTTTCAGCCTCCTTCACTTGAGGGTCAGTGGCGGAGGTTTGGATACCCGCCGCCTTCAGCTTCGCGATGATCTGGTTGGTTTTTTCCTGGGTAAGGGATTCGATTGAGGTGGCACCGTAAGATTCAATCCGTTGCTGCACCGTGGCCTCGTCCATGCCGGAAGCGGCGATGAGTTGGCGCAGGGTGTCCATCTGGTCAGATGCCTGGGTCAGGACCGGAGCGGCCTTCCGGCCTAAAGCAGCCGAACCCAAACGATCCTCCAGAATCTGGTAGCTGATTTCGAAGTGCCCGGGCGGGAACTTATTGGTGCGATCCTTGATGTTCTCGGCCATGAAACGGCCCTTCTCGTCCCGGTACAGGCGCAAGATGGTGTCGAAGAGGTAGGGCAGGCCCTTCTCGCCGTCGAACGTCTCGCCCACCGCCCGCATAAAGCCCTGGTCCGCGTATAGGGTCTTCTGCCTAGCCGTGACGATGACGTTCATGTCCAGCTGGATGAGCTTTCGGATGAACTCCTTGTGGTCAGCCTTGATGGTCATCCAGTCGCGCGGTTGCAGGTCGTAGTACTCCAGCCGATGACCTTTGCTGCCCTTATTCCGACGCAAGAACACGTCCGACCAGTGCCGTTGCAGTGAGTCCCAGAATAGGGTGATGGGATCGATGACCAGCGTCCGGTAATCGTGGTCATTGGCCAGAAGCCAGTTCACCGCCGCAGTGATATCCTGGGACGTGGTTGCCTTTAACACATCGAAGGAGAATTCCCCGCCGTAGTGCTCGGTGCCCCCTTCGAGGTCAATCACAGCCGGACTGGGGAACTGGAGGGACAGGGTTGTTTTTCCTGTTCCCGTGTCCCCCCAGAGCAGGAGTTTCAGCCTTCGGTTTGTTCCCCCGGCAGGCCTGAAGGCCACTTCCTGATTTTCGTTTTTTTTCGCCACCATATAACCTCCTGAAATGGAGCCACGATTGATCTTCGGGGAAATCCAGGCTACATTGGTGGGGACGCAAATGGGGTTCGCGCTGGCTTACGCCAGACTTAAAGCTTTTTGTCCACCAGACAATTGCTAGGATTTCGTTTCGTCATCGCCGGTGGTGGTGTTGCTGCACTGCCACCGGTTCTTTTTTTACTCCTCCCCTTTCCCGCTTGGCTTCAGGTATTTGTTTCGAAGCTTATTCTCAAAGTATTTGGGATAGGCCTTTGCCTCTTGGTTAACCGCTTCCACCTCTTCTGAGCTAACTCTCAAGGATGCTTTGATGGCATCCAAATCTATCGGGTCCTCGGCGACGTCTTCCAGAGTTGGTTCAGGGGGTCCCGAGGGTTCACCCCAAAAGGTGGCCGGTTCCAAAATTGACCGAAAAGTATTGGCTCCCCCCTTGTCCAGAACATCCTTGTATTGATCGAATACCTGGTCGAGACCTTTCCCATTTTCAAATTCCTTTTCAGAGAGGAATTCGAACATGCCCTGAAAAACGTCCCGTGTGGAAATCGCCACTTTCGTTGCCACTTTCCTATCAAAAGCGCCGAGGTGAATCATCTGCTTCAAATAGAAAATGTTCTGTTCCATTCGGTACTTGAGGATGCCGAGCAATTGGGTGATGTGCTCTTCGGTTGGAACGGCGGGCTTGCGTTGTGATTCGGGGCCAGTACTCCGCCAATGACTAATCGTGGTCGGGCTGACTCCAAGGTATTCCGCCACGTCCTGCCCCTTGCCGCCCCACTCCAAAATGGATTTCACCAAAATGCTGGCGTTCATCCTCTGCTGATCTTTGTCCGTAACCGTCATTTGGAACCTCCGTATTGGGCAATCTACTGGCTGTTAACCGCTGTGTCAATCATTTTTGCTTGTTTGCAAATTTATTTTGCTGTATCTTAGTGATTAACGGAGTCCGGTAAGCACACAGGGCAAGGATGTCCAAGTAATGAGCGATAAACACAGAGTAGCCGAAATCTCTGAAATCCTCTCCAAGGGATTTCTAAGATTAGTAAAATCAGGCAGTTACCTGTCAAATCCCCTTGATAATCCTTCCCAAACAAGTGATGTATCTAACCCCTGGGTTTACAGCCCAAGTCCTTTAACTGAAAGGGGTTCGGATGTCTGAGAGCATTGCGACGAGGGTTCAGTCCCTTCAAAGAATGACCGTGGCCGAATTGCGGGTGGAATGGGAGGTGGTGTTCGGTGAAGAGACCAGACAACGCCACCGGGTCTACTTGTGGAAACGCCTGGCCCGGAAGCTTCAGGAGGACCAGCTGCCCAAGTTGACGCCCGAGGAAGAGGCCAAGGTTGAGGAGTACCGGGCCATGATCCGACAGATGCCACCCGAGCAGTGGTTCCCGGGGAAGCAGCGGGGCATGGCCAAGGCCACGAAGGTTGCCAAAGGCCAGAGAGTCCCTCCTCCCGGCTCCGTGATCACCCGCGACTACAAAGGCCACCAGATCGCCGTGACCGTCCTGGATGACGGCTTCGACTACGACGGCCAGGTATTCCGGTCTCTATCCGCCATCGCCCGCGATATCACCGGAACATCATGGAACGGTTACACCTTCTTCCACCTCGACAAGGGAGGGCGGTCATGAGCGATGTCCAGTTCTTCCAGACCCGAATGGGAAAGCATTACTACGAGGTCACCATGCCGGAGCTCGTTCGCCAAATGACTCGCCTGAACGACATGCTGGCCCTCGCGGTCGAGTTGATGGAGGAGCACCCCAACCCGAAGGACGAGCCTGATGATCGCCCCAGTCAGGACTAAGCAGCAGACAGTCCGGTGCGCGATCTATACGCGGAAGTCGGTGGTCGAGGGCCTGGACCAGGACTTCAACACTTTGGACGCTCAGCGGGAAGCAGGGGAAGCCTACGTCGTCAGCCAGAAGGGAAATGGCTGGGCCTGCCTGCCTGATCACTACGACGACGGCGGGTTCACCGGAAGCAACTTGGACCGCCCAGCTCTGGCCCGACTGATGGATGACATCAAGGCCGGGCGTGTGGACTGCGTAGTCGTCTACAAGGTCGACCGACTCTCCCGGTCTCTGCTGGACTTCTCCCGCTTGGTCGAGGTGTTCGACAAATACAAAGTGAGCTTCGTGTCGGTCACCCAACCGATCAACACGGCTGACTCCACAGGCCGGCTGATGCTGAACATCCTGCTCAGCTTCGCCCAGTTCGAACGCGAGACCATCGCCGACCGGACTCGCGACAAAGTCTGTGCTGCGCGCAGGAAAGGAAAATGGACCGGCGGTATCCCGGTTCTCGGGTACGACGTTCATCCCGATGGCGGGAAGATCGTGGTCAACACGGACGAAGCCCCGATGGTCCGGGAGATCTTCCGGCTGTACCTGCAGCACAAATCCCTGCAGAAGGTCGTGGCCGAGCTGAGCCGTCGAGCTTGGACCACCAAGTCCTGGACCACAAAGGCCGGTCGTTTGCGAGATGGCACCCCGTTCACCAAGTCCACCCTCGCCCGTTTCCTGGCCAACCCGGTATTCACCGGATGCGTCAACCACAAGGGACAGGTATTCCCCGGTGAGCACACTGGCATCATCCGCAAGGCCACCTTCGACCAAGTCCAATCGATCATGGCTGAGAACCAGAAGACGGGCTCATTCAAGTCTAAGAACAAGTACGGCCACCTGCTCAAAGGCCTGATCCGCTGTGGGGCCTGCAACGCCGCCTACATCCCGACCTCCAAACGACGAAGCAGCCGGGTCTACCGGTACTACACTTGCTCGTCGGCCCAGAAGAAGGGCTGGAAGACCTGCCCCCACCCGAACATCTCAGCGGACAAGCTGGAGAAGCTGATCGTCGAACAGATCCGCATCATCGGGTCGGACCCTAAGCTTCAGGGCGAGACGCTCAAGCAGGTCCGGAAGGTGGCCCGGCACCAGACCTCCGCACTGGATTCCGAAGCCAAACGACTACGGGTCAGGATGGATAAGATCGAGACCGAGAAGGCCGGCCTCCTACGCGCCCTGGCTGGCGGTGAGACGAGCGGCACAGCGATCTCTGGCCGGATGGCAGAGTTAGAGAAGATAGCCGCCAAGCTGGCCACACGGCTGGCTGAGGTGGACCGCGAGCGAAAGGCCCTAGACCAAGCCCACCTCGACCCAAACGACTTGGCCTCTGCCCTCGGCATGTTCGACCCCATCTGGGACGTCCTCTTCCCGGCCGAACAGGCCCGGATCATTGAGCTGCTGATTCGCCAGATCGAATATAACGGCAAGGACCAGAGTTTGGCCGTCACCTTCCACCCCGTCGGGATCAAGGCGCTGGCCAGTGAAGTCGCAGAGGAGGCGTCAGCATGAGAGTCGAGATGAAGGTGAACTGGGCAGGACTGGCTAAGCCCAAGGCCCAAAAACAGCAAACGACGGCCCCCTCCCTTGAACCCCCGCGATCTCGGGCCGGACGGAGGCTCTGGTACATCGCTGTGGGGCGGGAGATTGAGGCGGGCGTGGCTTCTAGCCGGTTCGCGTCCTTCGCCGAAATCGCCCGGGCATGCAAAGTGTCTAGGGCGAGGGTGAGTCAGGTCCTGTAGCAGGGTCTTCTGGACCTGACGATTGACTTTCAAAATCCCCGCTGATAGAATCCCCGCCTCGCCCAATATGTTCTCCTGCATTCGGAAACGTCTGCGCCGCATTGTATTAGATCTGCGCCAGACCCGGTTGCAAGTGAACCA